TCACGTTTGTTGGAGCTACAGGTTATCTACACTATATGGGTTGGTTAGATATAAGGGATTACTTTAAATGATTTATGTTTTAATTTTTCTACATTTTATAAATACAGATAATTTGCATTATTATCAGATCGGTACATACTCTGATAAACAAGAGTGTTTAGCTCAAGCAGAAAAAGCAAAGATACTAGTAACACATAACTCAATGAAAGTAACTTGTTTAGAAGTTACGAACACATAGTTAAATTATCCAGTCTTTGTAACCTTCAGCTAATACTTGTGAGCTAATATCTATTTTATTACGCAAAGCTCTAAGTATTTTTTCATCACTTGTTTTATCAGCAATAATATCAATATAAGTAACTTTGTTTACTTGACCTATGCGATGAGCTCTATCTTCACTTTGCAACCTAACTTCTAAATCGTATCCATTACTGTAATAGATCACTGTTTTTGCTTCTGTCAGAGTCAGACCGTAGCCACCTGTGCGTGGTTGCCCAACGAAGAACCTCAGAGGATCGTCTTTATTCTGAAACCTTTCAACAATTAACTGCCTTTCTTCTCCTGGAGTTCCACCATAAAATAGTTCTACAGATTCAGCACCATACTGCTTGGCAAGAGCTTCGCCTATTATTTCAAGGTCATGGGTAAAGTTTCCCCATATAATTACCTTACCATCTGTTTCTTCTAATACAGACATAAGCTCAGTTAGCTTGTTACTTGGAACTTTGATCATTCGCCCATCTTCTAGCTTTGCAAAACCAGAGCAAACTTGTTGCAACCTTAATAGTTGAGTTAATATAGTGGAGGCAGAAATCATACCTTCGTCTTCAATAATCGCGAGTGCATTGCGTTTTAATTGATCGTATAATTTACGTTGCTCAGGTGTTAGCTCTACTGATCGTTTAGTATATACTTTATCAGGTAGATCTAAACAGTCTTCTTTGCGTACTCTAAAACTAAATTCTTCTATTAATTCATTCAGCTCACTTAGGTTTTGATATCCTACAATCTGGTTGAAAGAGTGAGCTCCCATATTTTTCCGCACCATTTTAGCATAGCGGTTTTGGAAAGTCCAAAAAGAAGTATGTCCTAATACATTGTTTTCTAAAAAATCACATTGTGTATATAAATCAAGAGGTGATTTAGTTACAGGAGAACCTGTAAGGATTCTACGATAAGGGGCGTTTTTGCCAAGTTTTATTATACTCTTTGTACGATTCGCTGTTCGTGATTTTATAGTAGTGCTTTCATCTACAGCAAGCATTGCTCTATGGCAGAGTAAAAACTTATCAGCAACCTCAACCCCACGTTTAGTAGACAACGCTTCTACATTCATAAGAAATATTTGTAGGTCATCTGTTATTTTATTTAACGTGTTTAATTCTTCTTGTTTCTTTTTTGTTTTTTCAGGTGACCATGTAACAATGTTCGCTTTTACATGATCGGGCAAATGGGTTGGTAGCTCTTTACGTTCCCAGTTTCTATACACACCTTTTGGTGCAATAATCAATGCAGAATCTATTTCACCTTTATCGTACAGCATAGCAATATTGTCTATAAGGACTTTAGATTTACCTGTACCCATATCCATAAAAAGAGCATAATACTCTTTATTCCAAGATTTTTCTAAAGCCTTGAGTTGATGCTCGTATGGCTTGAATTTAAACTTGTATCGCATTCGCCCTCTTTCTATTGGGTACGTTAATTCTATTATACTGCCCTATAGTAGACAACCGTTATTTTATCTGGTTTGTTATATAGACAAAAAGATCGATAGGATTATTTTAAAATTTTAATATTTTATAATATACGATATACAATATCTTCAACTTTCGTGTCCGCGCGACTAAATTGGACTTTATTTTATTGGTCATTCTTTTATTTTTAGTGCCTATTAATAAAAGTAAAAACCCTTAAAGATAGTGGAGATAGTAAAGGATAACTTACTGCTTTTGTTTTTACGCTATATAAAGTAAAGTAAAATATACCCATGTGGAGAAAGACATGACAGTTTATATTACCCAAGAAATGCGAGGCCGTGACATTACAGATGCCACTAGCTTCGGTGATGTAGAAATACTTGTACCTGCAGGAGAGCAAGCAAGTTATTCTACTCAACCAACCATTAGACAGATTAACAGAAAGCTTAGTAAGTTTTCTGATGATGACTATCTTATTTTGGCGGGAGACCCTGTAGTTATAGCTTTATGCGCTTGTCTGGCTGCAAGAGTTAACAGGGGCAAATTTAAAATGCTAAAGTGGGATAGGCAAGAGGGTAAGTATTTCCCATTGACCGCAGACTTAAATTATAAACCAGGAGGTGACAAATGAGTAGCGACTTTGAATCTGTCGCAGAACAGTTTAGCGCAATAAATGAAGATGGCATGAGTAGAGTAAGTAAGCTTGCTCGTTTGCAATTAACATTGGAAGAGCGTGTGAAAACATTAGAAGAGGAGGTAAAAGAAACTAAGAGAAGTTTAAAAGAAGTAGCAGAGGAACAATTACCTGCTGCGATGGCTGAGTATAATATGACTAAAATTGGTTTGGAAGATGGCTCAGAAATTAAAATTAATAAATTCTACAGTGCTTCTATACCGAAAGATAAAGCAGATGAATCGTTTGCATGGTTAGTGGATAATGGTTTCGGGGATTTAATCAAAAACCAAGTAGCTACAAACTTTGTTCGTGGACAAGAAGAACAAGCAAATAACTTTGCAGGAGAATTGATAGGAAGAGGTATGCCCGTCAATACTAGAAAATGGGTAGAACCAATGTCATTGAAGGCTTGGTATAAAGAGTCTACTGAAAAAGGTATTTCAATACCAGACGAACTGTTCGGTGGTTACATCGGAGAGAAAGCAAAAATAACTACTCCAAAGAAAGGGTAAAATATGTCAGATACTAAAGAACTAACTAAGACTAAAAGCTCAAACGTAGTTTCCTACGAGGGTATGGAAGAATACAGTGGCACAGGATTTGGTGAGGTAGGTGCAGAAGACCTTTCAATACCATTCCTTAGGATTCTTGCACAGCTTTCGCCACAAGTTAATAAACAAGATGGTGCTTATGTTCCTGGAGCAGAAGCAGGGATGATGTTTAACACGGTGTTGAATGAAGTCTACGATGGTGAGAAAGGCATTCAAGTTGTGCCATGCCATTATAACAGACGTTTTGTTGAATGGAAACAACGTGAACAAGGTGGTGGGTACGTTGGCTCTTACTTACCAGATGATCCCATTAAGGATACAACTACCCAAAATGAAAGAGGGCAAGATATGTTGCCAAATGGCAATATATTAACCAACACATCACAGTTTTTTGTGTTGATGTTACACCCTCAATTTGGTGCTCAGCGTGTGCTTATGACTATGTCATCTACACAACTTAAAAAGGGTAGGAAATGGTTGACACAAGCGCAATCTATGACAGCTAAAGGTAAAAACGGTATTTATGTTCTGCCTCTAATGTCACAAGTATATACTGTAAAAACTACACCAGAAAAAAATGATAAAGGTAACTGGTTCGGTTGGGATATTAGCCGTGAACGAGCGTTAAACCTTTCTGTTCCTGCTGATAAAGATATCTTTGAATCAGCAGTTGGTTTTGCAAAATCTGTAGAGGCAGGTGAGGTTAAAGTAAAAGACGAAGCCCCTGAAGAGGCTAAAGATGTAACCCCTAATGATGGCAAAGACGAAATACCATTTTAAAAAGTTATAAACGGAACAGTTATGGGGAGTCATGACCCCATACTGCGTAGACCATCTACTCTTTCATTCGTTGTTTTTCTTCGATTATTGGGAGATGGTCTACACTTATTAGGAGGTAGCCATGTCACTTGCACAAGATTTTTACGATTTATTTAAAGGCAGCGATATTGCTCACGGCACATATGTTGTAAAAAGTAATAGAGAAGCAGACGGAAAGAAACAAGGTACAGCAAAAGTTATTCGTGAACCCACAACGATCGCTATGTGGGAAGACCATTTAAAAGGCGGCACAGGTCTTGGAATCATACCAATTAAAAGTGATAATACTTGCCATTGGGGTGCGATAGATATTGATGAATATAGTGTTAGTCATAAAGATTTAATTACAACTTTAGCTAAAAATAAAATCCCTGCTGTAGTGGGCAGGACTAAAAGCGGTGGAGCTCATGTATGGATATTTTTAAGTGAGCCTGTAGAAGCTGAAGATATGCAACGCAGACTAACTGAGCTAAGTGCTGCTCTTGGTTTTGCAGGGAGTGAAATATTCCCCAAACAAACAACAATATTGCTAGATAGGGGCGATACAGGCAACTTTCTTAATATGCCTTACTTTAGTGGATCTAAATCTACTCGGTATGCGTTTGATCAAAATGCAGAAACACTAACGCCAGAAGAGTTTATAGAATATTGTAAAGACTATGTTATAACTCCAAATCAGTTTCGTAAACTTAATATGGGGTTTGGTACAAAAGAGGGAGTATTAGAAGAAGGACCACCTTGTTTACAGCACTTATGCAGTAAAGGATTTGGCGAAGGTTCTCGTAACAATGCTCTATTTAATCTTGGTGTGTATGCCAGAATGTTTGATGAAGATAATTGGGAGCAATTAGTCCAACGCTACAATGTAGATTACCTCAGCCCACCATTAAGTCATGGTGAGGTAGGCAATACAATCAGACAACTAAAAAAGAAAGATTACTTTTATAAATGTGAAGATCAACCCATAAAACCTTTCTGTGATAAAGAGTTATGTAAAATAAGGAAGTATGGTGTAGGACCAAGCGGTATAGGCAATGATATGTCTAGTCTTACTAAAATTGATGGTGACCCACCTATCTGGATTCTTAATGTAGATGGCGAACGATTAGAGCTTAGTACCAATGGTTTGACTAGTCAGGCACAGTTTCAAAAAGAGTGTGTGTCACAAATAAATAAATTTCCTATTATGGTTAGTCAACGTGCATGGCAGACACGTATACAATTATTGTTAGATAACTTAACTATTGTAGAAGTGCCGCCTGATGCCACGTTCAAAGGAGAGTTTGAAGATTTACTTCATGCTTTCGCTGCGGAAAGAGCTAAAGGTGAAGAGCGTGAAGATATTCTGCAAGGTGTTGCGGTCTGGGCAGAAACAAGAGTATACTTTCAAATAAAAGATTTAAAGAAACATTTATCTGTAAACGATTTTAACCACTATACTTCTAACAAAATAACTTTAAGGTTACAGGACTTACAGGCAGAAAAAATGTTTTGGAGAGTAAGGGGGAAGGGTATCCATGTTTGGTCGTTACCGCAAGATTATTTTCAAACAGATGATTCAGAAATGGCATTGCCTCAACTACCTGTTGAAAATGACATAATATAATGCACATCGTTCTCGGACCTCCAGGAACAGGCAAGACAACTAAACTTCTTAATTTAGTTGAACAATACCTTGCCTCTGGTGTGCCACCAGACCGTATAGGTTACTTTGCTTTTACAAGAAGAGCAGCACAGGAAGCTATAGAAAGAGCTTGTACCAAGTTTAATATATCTAAAAAAGAGTTACCTTACTTTAGAACTCTACATAGTCTAGCTTTTTTGCAAGCAGGTTTGACCCATTCACAAGTGATTACGCCAGATAAATACCAAGAAATAGCTGATTGGTTAAAAATAGGAAAGTTTTATGGGGGAGGTAATGTAGAACAAGGACCATACAAAGACTTTGGGTATGGTGATAAGTTTCTTGAAATTATTAATATTGCTCGTATACTACGCCAACCGTTACGCAAGATATATAACGACAGCATCGTACCTTTAAAAACAGATTGGGCTAGAGTTGATTATGTAAACAGAGGTATAGAGCATTGGAAAAACTCTTATGGGCTGTATGATTATACAGGAATGTTAGAGGCTTTTGTAGAGCGTGACCTTTGCCCTAAATTAGAAGTGGTGTTTATAGATGAAGCCCAAGACCTGTCACCTTTGCAGTGGGAAATGGTAAGACAGTTAGAACAAAAAAGCAAGATATGTTATGTAGCAGGTGATGATGACCAAGCCATTTACCGTTGGGCAGGAGCAGATGTAAACTACTTTGTAGGTCTTGAGGGTGATGTGACCTTACTAAATAAAAGTTATCGTATTCCTTCTTCGCACCATACACTCAGCCACAATGTAATTAAAACAATAGTGGGACGCAGGGAAAAAGAGTTTGAACCAAGACAAGAAGAGGGTAATATCACTTGGCATCGCCATTCTGAAGAGGTGAGTTTATCAGAAGGTGACTGGTTACTACTAAGCAGAACCACCCGAGGAGCTCAACAAATAGAGGAAGAAGTAAGAAGGCGAGGACATTTATATATCTACAATGGATCTAAAAGTATTGACAGTAAGGTACTAGAGGCAGTCAGGTTATGGGAATATTTACGAGAGGGGAATAAGCTCAGTAAAGAACAAGTCTTACTCGTGTATAAGCATATGATGATAAACAGTCAAGTAAAATATGGTTATAAAACAATGCCTGATGGGGAGGAGGGTTCTTTCTATAGTTTGCAAGAGCTACAAAACAATCATGGTTTATTACACAATCATCCATGGGATATCGGGCTAGGCAAAATAAATCAAAGAGATAAAACATACATAAAAGCTTGTTTACGAAAAGGTGAAAGTTTGACCGAAACACCTAGATTACGAATCTCTACTATTCATTCCGCTAAAGGTGCTCAGGCAACTAACGTAATGTTATTAACCGATACGATGAAACGCCCATACTCAATGTGGCGTAAAATACATACCTATGAAGAAGATGAAACAAGAGTGTTTTATGTTGGACTTACCAGAGCCATAAATAATATACATTTGATACATCCTATGTATAGTCAAGGATATGCGTTGCCCTACTGAACAAACAAGATAAATAAACGCTTATCAAGACTAACAGTGCGTGTATTATGGTGTAGCATTAAAAACATAGAAAGGGATAAAATGCAGGTAAAATATTTCACCAAAGACCTTTTGGTAAAGGCTAATAAAACTGCGATTCGTACTAAGCGCAATCGTACGCTTGAACCAAAGTTTTTATCAGAGCTTGATGAAGACAATAAGTACCCGATTGTATGGACAATGCCACATAACGATGTAGAGATGCGTGTTCGTTTACTACTAGACGCAGACTCTGATGGGTGGATCGACATACCGTTTAAAACATACGACAGCTTACCTGTCGTAACAATGCCAACACATTAACTCGAGAAAGGAGTATTTAAATGGCACATGAAGTAGAAACGATGGCTTATGCAGGACAAGTTCCTTGGCATGGTCTAGGCAAAAAGGTTGACGACAATATGTCGCCTGATCAAATGTTAGAAGCTGCCCAGATTGATTGGACAGTTAGTAAGCGACCTGCTTACACAGTTGATAAACCAGACTGTTGGAATATTGTAGACCCAACAGGCGAGGCAGGGTTTTTACGTTGCCCCGACAATTATTTTCTTGTTCGTGACAGTGACAACAAAATATTATCACCATGTGGTGAAGGCTACGTTCCTTTCCAAAACTCAGAAGTTATGGATTTTTTCAAAAAGTTTACCGAAGCAGGTTCCATGACTATGGAAACGGCAGGTAGTTTAAAAGATGGCAAAGACATTTGGGGGTTAGCAAAACTTAAAGATGAGTTTGCTCTCGCAGGTGGCGATGAAGTAGGTGGCTATCTGTTATTAAACAACAGCCATCAAGTAGGCAAAGCGATGACGGTTATGTTTACACCGATACGTGTTGTCTGCAATAATACACTCACTATGGCATTGAACGCAGAGGGTTCGCGTTTCCGTGTGCTACACTTGCAAATGTTCGATGAGGAGATCCACAAAGCGGCAGAAGAAGCTCTGGGCATTAGTGGACAACAAATGCAAAACTTCAAAGAACAGTCTGAGTTCTTGGCAAGTAAAACTGCTACCGACTTCGATGTGAGCAATTTTATTGCAGAGCTGTTACAACCAAACTTATTGATTGAACGAGCTAAAGCACCTAATCAAAATGCGCTACCTCCGTTACACCAAGAGTTTGCTCGTACAGCAGAACTTGTACATGAGGCAGTAGAAACAAGTCCAGGAGCAAACCTGTCTTCCGCTCGTGGCACTTGGTGGGGAGCAGTAAATGCTGTGACCTATGTGGTTGATCACCAGAAAAAATCTTTAGCTGAGGGTAATGCGTTACACTCTGCATGGTTTGGGTCTGGTGCAAACACTAAACGTAAAGCATTGACAAAAGCTATTGAGTATGCTAACGTAGCTTAACTTGATAAAGTAAATGTTGTCTTGGTAGTGTTCGTATACTAGAATATGAACACTACCTGTTTTCCATAGAAAGGGAATTAAATGCACTATGCGATATGTGAAAGTAACAATGAGAACAGCCCTTACCAAGTGCTGTCTTTTACTTCGTTAGCCTCTATGAAAGATTGCAAGTATGTAGACCAACATAGTATGGTTTACAGTGACAAAGAACCAAGACAATTAATAGATAATTGGAAACAAGAAGAGCTTGAAAGCACATGGCTCAGCATTTTACTCAACAGTAAAAAAGCTCATCAAAGGTTTGTTACTGACCTTACTACATACCGAAACATGAAAAATAAGTTTCAGAATAAAGAGATAGCGGCACAGAAGCTTCATGAAGTTGTGCTGTTTTGTGTTAAACCATGGAAAAAGGAAAACCAAATGAATGACACCGATGCCCCATACGCTACTACAATTCATGTAGATCAATTTAATAACAAAGCTCAAAAAACAGAAAAAGAGGTACGCCCTCGTTTCGAAAAAACTGCTAAAATAGTTCCTCTTATGGTAGACCCCCCAATCCGTTCAGGTACAAATCGTTACCGCAATATGCAGGTTGTTATGGGATGTACTACTGTAGCTGAAGCTATGGAAAAACTTCGTGCTTTAGATCCTTCTCCAGGAGGTGGAGTAGATATTAAAATTGCTGTAAAGGCAGGAGCCATAAAATTAGAGGAGTAAATTATGGATACCGAAGCTGTAGAAAGATACTTTGGTTGGATAAATGAAAGACATTCTATTTACCAACGTAGGGTAGCCGACGAGATACCACCATGGACAGAAGATAAAATTCTTCAGGAGTACAAGTTTACAAACCCTTTTCGTGAAAATGATAAAGTAACTGTGTGGATGCGTGAGAACTGGACTAACCCAAATCACAACCGTCCACATGGTGAAATTATCTTTAACTGCTGTTTATTTCGTATGATTGGCACAACTGAGTTTGCCGATGCCCATAAATGGGTGTACGAAGATGAGGGGTGGGATAAAAATAAAACTAAGCAACTGATTGAAGACAGGTTGTCAAAAGGGTTACGAACTTTTACTGGTGCATATATAATCACAAATCAAGGGTTAAAAGCACCAAAATCGGAGGTTGTAGTTGACTATTTTCTTGCGCCCATTTGGGAAAAAAAGGAAGAACTTTCAAAGGTTGCCGAGGAATCTCTATCCCTCCAAGCCCTGCACCAAGCGATGGCTTCCTATAAAGGGTGGGGAGGGGGAGGCTTTATGTCATACGAGGTGGTTACCGACCTCAACTACACACCTGTGTTGGAAGCCGCGAAAGATCAGTTCTCGTGGGCTAACGCAGGTCCTGGAGCGGTGCGAGGATTAAACCGTATACATTTGCGTGACCTTAAAAAAGGTATGAATCAACAGACCGCAAATATAGAAATGCGATTATTGTTAGATGAAGCCCCTAAATATTGTAAGTCTCATGTGCCTATAGCTCGTGTAGATATGCGGACTATAGAGCATAGCTTGTGTGAGTGGGATAAATACGAACGTGTGCGTTTAGGGCAAGGCACACCTAGAAGTAGATATAACGCCAATATATTATCAAACGATAACTTTAAGAAAGGGACTGTAGAATGAAGTTCTTAATGACACTATTCCAAATACAAGATTATGGTGGCATAATTAACCATGCTGAGTATTTGACTAAAGGCTTAAAAGAGTTAGGGCATGAAGTAGACTTTTGTATGCTCGTTCCTAAAAGTGCTGTTTCTAATAGATCACCAATCCGAGGTAGGGATGGAGATTATAAATCTTTAGAAGGTGGGACAGGATATAAGTTTCACCAAGCACGAGGGTGGAAAGGTATACCCAAGATACCTTATGTGAGTAAACAGGCACGAGAGCTATTTAAAGAAAAGTGCAGTAAATACGATGCTGTTCTCTGGCACATACCTGTACCTACCCTTAATAAAGATAATACAGAGATTACGGCTTGGCTAGATTTATATGATCATGGTAGCAAAAACATTGCTATTATACATGATGGCAATTTACCTAAGTTGTATCCACACCTTATCTCTGTTTCAGATTATTTTCATGCGGCTGTATGCGTTCATGAAAGTGCGTATCACTCGGCACAATATTTAGATATTCCACGCAAGTTAATCTTAAACCCATTTAAAATACATGGGGATTTTGGTTATGATTTTGATAAACGTAGTGGTGCATTAGCAATCCAAATATTTAAAGCGTGGAAACGAGTAGATACTTTAGTTCGTGCTGTACCGTTTATAAAAGAGCCTGTTGTAGTCGGTGGGGCAGGGATTGAATATAGATATATGACCAGTAAAGATAAATGCAAACCAAAGTATTTTGATGCACAGGGCAACCGTATATGGGAAGTCGCTCTTAGTAACGGTATGAGTTATCATGGCGTTGTACCTAATGAAGAAGTATTGCGATTACTTGGTGAAACTAAGCTACAGATAGACCCTAGCTTTTCTAAAAAGTATTCTGACTATGGCGCACACTTTAATCGCACAACGGTAGAAGCTATGATCAAAGGTGCTGTACCAATGGCTACAGATTTGGGTATGAAAAAGAGCCAGATATTTAAGTCTGGAAAAAATTATATAAAGATACCCCATACAGCTACACCCGAAGAGTTTGGGGATATCGTAAATGAAGGGCTAACTAATAAAGAACAGTGGGAAACAATACGACATAATAATCTGGGGTTGTTAAATAAGTTTGATATGCGGAACGTAGCGCAAGAATATGTAGACATTGTAACTCAACCAACGCATTTCCTTGAAAAAGGTCACCCAGAACAGAATATTCAGCTAATTATCGATTGCAATAAAAACCTACAGTTCTTTGGTTTACCGAGGCTTTCGACGCTACTCGAAGAGCGCTATGACTACACACAACAAGGTTACCATACCCAACTATAATAACAACCATCGAGGAGGCTACTATGCAGTCGATACACGCAAGAAACGTAAGCGAGGCATTATACCTAGCTAAAAAATATTTAGAAGTTAACGGAGTAGAAGTGCAAACTCGTAATGGGGCAGCTTTAGAGTTTCCCACCCCTGTTATGACAACCTACACAGATAGCCGTGAAAGAGTGCTGTTTTATCCCCAAAGGGATGCCAACCCATACTTTCATTTTATGGAATCTTTATGGATGTTAGCAGGGCGTAATGATGTAGAATGGATTAGTCAGTTTAATGGCAGGATAAATACCTACAGTGATGATGGTCAACATTTTCATGGGGCATATGGTTTTAGATGGAGAGAATGGTTTAAAGAAGATCAATTATTAACTGCTATCCATAGGCTGAGGAATTATCCAAATGATAGAAGAACAGTTATTGGGATGTGGGATCCATGGGAAGATTTGCAGGAAGATAATGATGGCAAAGATTACCCTTGTAATACCCAGATTTATTTTTGGTCTCGTAAGGACAAACTAAACATGACTGTAGTTAATCGCAGTAATGATATGATCTGGGGGGCTTACGGAGCTAACGCTGTGCATATGTCTTTTTTACTAGAGTATATGGCAGCAATGTGTGGACTTCGGGTGGGGATTTATTATCAGTTTAGTAATAATCTTCATGCTTATGTAGATACCTTACAAAAGTTAGATAATTTGCCGTTAGATTATGAGCCGTATCTTACTATAGCAGATGATGGGTTAAGCTATGCCCCTCCACCCTTAATAGATAACCCTGCTACTTTTGATCAAGACCTTAGTCAGTGGTTTAAAAGGTGGGGAGGCGATAACAAGGCTAGTAAAACAAGATTAAAATACAATGACAAAGTTGAAGATACAGGTGCGATAAATGATTACCTGAATACAACAGCAACACCTATGATTAAATCTTGGAGAGCATGGAAAAGTAAAAATACAAACAAACTATTTATGGATGAAGCCATAATCGAGGCAACAACAATTAACGATAGGGCATGGCGTAAGGCGTGTCTTGAATGGTTAGAGAGGAGAACATAATGAGTGTTCAGTCAGATAAAGTCGAGTATAATTACAGTGAAATGATTACACTCGTAGAAAAAGTAGCACAAGTAGATGTTACAAAACTACACAAGGCAGAGCAGAGTTACGGAAACAGTTGGAAACAAAGAGGTGGCGTAGGTGCGTTCATGATGCTTGCCCGAAAGTGGGACAGGCTTGAAAAGCAAGTAAATGAAAGCAACTATGACATCTTTCTTGCTGCTGAAAAAGACACTAGAGCTGAAGGTATCTTGGATGATATACAAGATTTACGCAGGTATCTTATGTTAGTTGAAGCAGAAATTATTCGGAAGGAAACAACGAATGACCAAGAGCCAGACCTCTTCCTCGAAGACAGATGCGAATGGAAAACTAGATGAAGTGCTAATCGCCGTTTGTGAGTGTGGAGCTACAAAGGAGGTTACTTTTCGCAATTTGAAAAATAAGTGGGCTAAATGTCATAAATGCAACCAACCGATGAAAGTGAAGAGTAATGCAGTTTCCTTTATTTCAACCCCCGACTGAGTGGGTTATGCCTGATGGTTATCCAGATCTTAGCCATGCTAGAGAGGTAGCTATAGATTTAGAAACTAGAGATCCTAACCTTACAACAATGGGTTCAGGGTGGGCTAGGAAAGATGGATATATTATAGGTATCGCTGTAGCAGTAGATGGCGACCAATGGTACTTTCCTATACGACACGAGTTAGGTTCTAATCTTGACCCCAAAACAACAATCAGGTGGTTACAAGAGGTATGTTCAAAGGATCGTGATTATATTTTCCACAACGCTCCTTATGATGTTGGGTGGTTGCTTGCTGAAGGTGTAACTATCCAAGGAAGAATAGTAGACACAATGGTCGTTGCCCCTTTGTTAGATGAAAATCGTTTTAGCTATGCCTTAAACGCTATTGGCAGAGATTACTTGCAAGAGCGTAAATCAGAAAAAGAGTTACGAGAGGCAGCCGAGGCCTTTGGTATCAATGCTAAAAGTGAGATGTTTAAACTTCCTGCCGCTTATGTAGGAGCTTACGCAGAACAAGATGCAGCATTGACTTTACGCTTGTGGACACATTTTAAAGGGCTAATCATAAAAGAAGATATTGGTGATATTTTTGACCTAGAATTAAAAGTATTGAAAACGATTATACCTATGCGACAACGTGGCGTCCGTGTAGATTTAGAAAAAGCCGAGCGTATTAAAGTTGATTTAGAGCAACGTGAAAAGAAATTACTTGACGAAATTAAAAAACAATCAGGTATCGCTGTAGAGTTGTGGGCTGCTGAGAGTGTATCAAAAGCATTTGATGCTTTAGGTTTAGAGTATAGTAAAACAGAAAAAACAGGAGCACCAAGCTTTACTAAAGGATTCTTAGCCAACCATCCCCATAAAATACCACAAATGATTGTACAGGCTAGAGAGTTTAATAAAGCAAGAACCACTTTTGTAGATACAATATTAAAGCACCAGATAAATGGGCGTATCCATGCTGAGCTACACCCTCTGCGTTCTGACGATGGTGGCACAGTTACAGGCAGATTTAGTTATAGTAACCCTAATCTTCAACAAATACCTGCTAGGCATGGCGAAATTGGTCCAATGATACGTAGCCTGTTTATACCCGAACAAGACACATTATGGGGTGCGTTCGATTACTCTAGCCAAGAACCGCGCATTGTTGTGCATTACAGCAAGCTCATGGGCTTCAGAGGGGCTTCTGACTTTGCAGAACAATACAATGCAGATGCACGAACAGACTTCCACCAAATGGCAGCAGATATTGTGGGCGTCCCTCGTAAACAGGCTAAAGATATTAACCTCGGGTTGTTCTACGGTATGGGGTCTAAAAAGTTGGCAGCAAGTTTAGGTTTAGAGTTTGAAGATGCAAAAGAGTTGTTTGCTCAATATCATGAGAAAGTACCCTTCGTACGAGAGCTAAGTGATTACGCTATAAACAGAGCAAGCCAAAAAGGTGTGATTCGTACCGTTCTAGGCAGACGCTGTAGGTTTGATAAATGGGAGCCAAATAAGTATGGGAGTTGGAAACCAATGACTTACCAAGAAGCTTATGCCGAACATGGTCCTGCAATCAAACGAGCGTTTACTTATAAAGCTCTTAATAAACTTATCCAAGGAAGTGCTGCCGATCAAACTAAAGCTGCGATGGTTGCTTTAGCTGATGAAGGTATACTTCCCATGATTCAAGTACATGATGAACTAGATGTCTCCGTAGAAAGTGAAGACCAAGCTAAAAAGATTACGGAGATAATGCAGGATTGCGTCAAACTAGAAGTACCCTCCGTAGTCGACGCAGAGTTTGGACCAAATTGGGGGGAAGCAAAACAAACATTCACGGAGAAACCATGGACAAGAGGATTAAAAGACAACCACAGCGAAATGAAAACTTAGCCAAGCTACACGCTCGGTTAAAAGGTGGACACGTTGTTCGGTATCATACACGACCAGAGTTAGGAGATGGGCAAAATGTAGCTGCTCATACTTGGAGGGCGATAGTTATTCTACAAACCCTTTATCCTGACGCAAGTAAAAACTGCATCTTGCATTTATTGTATCACGATGTAGCAGAAGCTGAGGTAGGTGATGTACCTGCTACGACTAAATGGAATTACCCTAAAATCAATGAACTGATGGTAAAAGCCGAAAGAGCTTATGAACAATCTATTAGGGTAGGTGATACTATACACAAAATTACTGAAGAAGATAAAAAGATGTGTGACATTGCCGATAAGTTAGAGCTTGTATTGCATTGTTATCGTTTGATGCAACAAGGCAATGGTATGGCAGAAGATGTTTTTTTACGAGGGGTAGATTATTTAAATAAAACGTACAGAAACGAATTGATTTTTGAACCTGTTTCTGAAATAATCAAAACACTGTGTGATGATGTTTAAAGGAGGCGAGTAATGGTTGTAGGATTTACTTGTGGAACATTTGATTTAGTACACGCAGGTCATGTACTGATGTTAAAAGAGGCAAGCGAAGTATGTGACTTTTTAATCGTAGGGCTACACATAGATCCAAGCCAAGAGCGTGAATGGAAAAACAAACCAGTGCAATCTATTCATGAACGCTTTATACAGTTAGAAGCGATAAAATATGTTGATTATGTTTTACCTTATCATACTGAACACGATATGCATGAGCTACTGCAGATACTTAGAGTAAACGTGCGTATAGTAGGCGAAGAGTATAAGAACAGACCTTTAAGTGGAGAACACCTGCATAAAGATTTAAATATAAAACTGCACTACAATAGCCGTGGACATGGATTCTCCTCGACCGAATTACGAGACCGAGTAAAAAGAGCAAATAAAGTAAGTCAAATGAATTAAAAGCTGTTACACTAAATTACAGGCAAAATCATAGAAAGGATTTTACATGGCAGATAATGAAGGTGAATATCGAGTAAAAGGGCAAAATAGATACCACTATGGCAACCCATTACCAAGACACGGTAGCCCAAGAGATAGAGGCAATATGGATGCCTACTATGGTCGTCCACCACGCCCACATTATTTCGTAGGAAAAACACATTTTTCCAAAGAAATAAACGAAGACAATATGTCTGACCAAGAAATAAAAGAATATTACAAAGGCTATAACGAAGAGGAAGACCGCAAAGATTGGGGTGAGGAGTGAATATATTCTTACTAGATTATGACCACGAAACTTGTGCTCAATACCATTGCGATAAACACGTTGTTAAAATGCCGTTAGAATCTACCCAAATGCTCAGCACTGTCCATTGGCGACACAATGCCGAAGGACCATATTTACCTGTTCATCAAAAACATCCTTGCACATTATGGGCAGGACAAACAGTAGAAAACTACAAATGGCTCTGGCGTCTGGGTATTGCATTATGTAAAGAGTATACTTTCAGGTATGAAAAGATCCATGCTTGTGAAAGAATCCTTGCCATATTGCGATGTCCCCCTGTAGAATTAACCGCAAGAGGAGTAACGAAACATCCTCAGGCTATGCCTGATGAGTACAAATCACCGACACCGTTACTTGCTTATCATAACTATTACATCGGTGAAAAAGCGAGGTTATGTACATGGAAGAAAAGAAAAGTTCCCCCCTTCATGGAGAAAGTAATGTTATCCCATTCACACGAGAAAAAAGATCCCATTCTGGAGAGAAAAACGTCACCGTAGAATGTTACGAGGTTGACGTTCTTGTCTGCTCTTTATGTGGAGATAATTCCTTTTTCTTACTCAATGAAAAAACAAAACAGATTGGTTGCTCATCGTGTGGATATTTAACAGGAACTTATTGGACAGAGAAGAAAGATAATGATTTCCCTAGCTAATGTGAGGAACAAATAAGATAACAAAAGAGTTATCAATACTAACTGCTTTGCTATTATAAGGTATAGATATTTCGCAGAAAGGAGATACTATGGCAAACTATGATAAAACCGCAGTCGATAAAGCGATTGCAACATCTAAAAAGCCCATTAGCAAAAAAGAGGCAAAACTCATCCACGCATTGCTAAAGGGGAATAAAAAATGAAACCACAACCAGACGCATATGTATTTAACGAGGGTAGGTCTCGTTTGATACTACATTATGCAGATATTAATCAAGCCTACATAGTGTACCGTGAAGATGGTACTGATTACTACGGAGCTCCTATACAGGGCAATGTGAAAGTTCATAATGAGTTTAGCGATGCTAAAGCTGATTATGATAAAAGGGTAAAGTTCATCGAACAATTAGATCGACTTGCAGGTCTAGGCGAACAAAACGCTGAAGAGCTGTTTGGGGGTGATGCATGATGAAAATGCAAGAGCGATATATGCCTCGTTTTAAAATGGATCATGATTTACCTGTCGGTTCTTTTTGGCAACGAATGAGGTGGCACAGGAATGATGTAGATGTTTATTTCTGGTCAGAACGTGACGGTGATAGTTATATGTGCCGTCGTAGTGATGTAAACTCAGATTACTCTAGTGGAGACGCTAACCGTCTTCCATTTGATCCAGGTTTCACGACGGAAGATACAACGTTAGAACATCAAGTCGAAAGGTACAAAGAAATTATTGCTTTGACTGAGGCTTATCTACAATGGAAAGGGTTAAAAGAATATCCGAACCAAGATGTTCGTGACCACTTTAAAAAAGAAGCTGACGCTAAACATCTGGAGTTAAGTCCAATTAAGGAGGTAAATTATGTTATCAGCTGATCTAAAAATGTTCACGGGGACCGAACAATGGTTTCGTCACCCACTGAGCTCTAACTTTCTTTACACTGATGGTGTAAAGTTCTTTGCTGAACACTGCGGAGGAGGTGCATACTGGTTCCTAGATATACTAGCTACCGAGCTTGCCGACTTGCAGGAAAAAGAAAAGTTTATGTCTATCACATTAGATGTGTTCGATGACGACTCTGCAAAAATAACTGCCGACGACGGCAACGGTAATGTGCTATGGACACGTAACATAGATTTTACAGATGCTGAAGTAGGTACATGGAAATTCTTCCTTACTAACAATGTCTTACTACTACCAAGTGAGTACTGATATGTTTGAAACAACAATCGGTTACATCGTTGTCTCGTTAATTATAGCTCTTGCTAAATCGCAGGGTATGTTATGATAGAAACAGCACTGATGTGTCTTGCCTTAAATATTTATTTTGAGGCAAGATCCGAACCCATTGAGGGGCAAATAGCAATAGCAGAGGTTACTCTCAACAGAGTAGCCTCTTCTAATTATCCTAACGATGTATGCAGTGTAGTCTTGCAAGAGAATAAAGATGGCTGTCAATTTAGTTGGTGGTGCGATGGTAAATCAGACCAACCAAGAGAACATAATTCTTTAAGGACATCTAAAGCTCTTGCTGAACTTATGCTAAAAGAGGGTGGTCATATTACAGTTATCGGTAACGAGGCAACGCACTATCACAGTAGTGACGTGCATCCATATTGGGCAAATGATTTGCACAAAATACGACAGATTGGGAAACATATATTCTATAAGAAGAAAGATAATGATGAATGGTTACGTCCTAAACTGCGACCTAATAAGATAAATTGATACTTATCATTAATTTTATCCTGTAGTAGTATACTTATATGGTGTGCGGCACTCGTCATTTTAGTGTACGACATTACACTTGTCCTTTCGGCTTGTCGCACATCATATCAACCTAACCAAACGATTACTCAAGAAAGGAGTATATCATGAATGAGAAAGAAGAAGTAAATGGGTTATCTGATATTTATGCTGATCCTAATAGGACTAGCGAGTCTACTGTTCCGAATATAGCAGGTAAAATTTCTGCTGATTGTGAAAACTTAGGGCAGACGCTCCGTATGTTGGCAGATGAAATTGAAAAACTGCACAGATACCAAAACAATCTGGCACTAAAAATACCGCCTAGTGAGAGAGTAACTGATAGGCTTACTACTGCGATAAAAACTGCCTTTCATGCAGATCCGTCTTTGCGTGACGAAATATGGCTTTTGTTTAGAGAAAAAGTAAAAGAGCTTATACGCAGTGCAGATGTAGATATTGATGCTAGCGTTGAGCTTAACGATGCAACCCTTGAAATTAACAACGCTTCATTGAGGGTATGATATGGCGCGTAAACATTTACAGACTACCCACTCTATTGCACAAGTGCGAGCTATTATTAGCTCGCTACTTTACGCCTCTGAACGAGAGTTTCAACTAGAGAATGAAGCTATTGGCGTTTCTGTGAAAGAGTTTGATGATAGTCGTAGGCTAGGGGTAGTTATCTTCACCCTAGCCACAATCTGTTTTAGTAACCCCGACGCATTAAAAAGATTAGAAAGAAGGGTAGCTGAAATCAATAGGCAAGTACATTTATTAGATACTCGCCGAACAAAAGATTCCAAACGTGAAAGGAGAGTTAAGTGAATAAAATTGCGTTAATGGATTATAGCATAGATATAACAGATTTATGTTATGATTCGGCGGGGTTTAAAACCCGAGCTAATCAATATTATTGTTTGTCACTAGATTATACTAATAATGTATGGCATTTATTTGACGGTATAAATACTTCTTGGGCAGATGATGCTCTGCTTAGTGGGCGATTAAATATAAATTCTTGCATCTATAAATTGTTGCCCAAAGTTTTACGATTTATCCATGATCGTGACCATACTGAACGTGAAGGGAGGGTTAAAACGTGATGGATTTAACAAAAATAGCTAACCGACTTGAAGTTCACAGAACCCTTATAAAAGATCAAACAACCCGAACAGCGATAAAAAGTTTAATGCCAAAAGAGTGGAAAGATGGAACCGAAAGTCACTACTCTGATAATTTTGAGTATGCTGTTACCTTGATTGCTTATGCAGAAAGTGAACATCGTTTAAAGTTACGTCTCGATGAAGACATTGAAAAGAAAAAGAATTTAGTTGGATACATAAGTGCCAGTTTGGAGGAAAGTGAATGATTGTAATAAAAGCAAAAGATCTTGAACCATTTTTAAAATGGCTTGATACTTGTCCATGTTCATACAGTATAAGCTCAATGCAGAGTGGGTATGTCCATGTTAAATTCTTGTTAGAACCAGTTGTGCAAACGATTCCTGCACCTGAAAAATATGGGGAGGTTAAGCATGACTAATCCTTTATTAACCTTTCATATAGAAGAACCTAGCGAGGATTACTGCCCCATGTGTCAAGCATTAGGGGAACCTCAGTATGGTGTAAAGATGCACCGCAGTCTACCAACTCAAGTGCATTGGGTGCGAGCTACAGCAGAAGGCTTGCCAGAAGATAAAAAATATGTCAAATTATGTTCAGATTGTTTGTATGATGCAAGCAAGTCAAATGAGGTTGAAGCTATATTTAAGGATGGTGAACCATGGATTCCTGAGCAGTCGGGAATGTTTTTCATCCGCAGTAAGTTAGGAGAAACAGATGAGCAAACAAACTGATAGGACACGCCCAAGTGATAAGTTTGTAGCAAGAATTCTTACAGATAAAGAAAAAGGATTGACTGCCAAACAAATACAGTCTTTTCATGGACTTACACCTAGTCAGTATAAGTACATCGTGTATACGCTCGGCAAAAAGTTAAATAAAAAGAGTGCTAATTTTAGGTCAACTAAATCTGCTCAATCGGAAGCCGTGACTGTGCTTTCTGCATCAGGGGCAAGTGCCGATGTTTGGGAGTGGGAACGCCAGAAAGAAAAATCTTTTTGGAAAAGACTTGTGTCAAAAATTTTTTCTTGGTATCGTAAAAAAGCATAAACTCACCTCCCAAGTTGTATGCTCTCACTGTAACCCCCTGATTCCACCTTTCTGGTCAGGGGGTCTTTTTGTATATTATATGGACTTTGCTATATAGGAGGTAATAATGGATAGGACTGTTTTTGTTTTTAGAGATTTAATAATATACAATATCTCACTATCCCCATATATTCAATGGGTTAGCATGGATTATGGTTCTCTGACTCCGATATCTTGATCACAATAGATCATTACTTTCGTGTCCGCGCGACTTCAAATCAGGGCTGTTTTAAAATGGCTACTTTTCTTTTTCGCTCCTATTAAGTAAAGTGGTCCCATCATAACGAGAAGGAAAAGTAAAATGCCTCTTGCAAAAGCCACTCACAAACCCAGTATCAATGTCGTCGCTAATCCTCGTGTAGAGAAAGGAATCACCCCAAAACAAGAAGAGTTTTGTAGAATCTACGTTTGCGAAGATGTCAGTCAAACTGAGGCGGCTGTACGAGCAGGATATTCTGTAAAGTCTGCCCACGCTATTGCATCACAATTACTCAATGGGCAAAGGTATCCTCAAGTTGTGCAAAGAATCGGTGAATTAAAAAGTGAGTTATCTAAAAAGTACGAGGTAAGTTTTGAAGGACACGTTAAAAAACTAGCCGAGATACGTGACGCTGCCCTTGTTGGAGGAAACTTCGCAGCGGCAGTCGCAGCCGAAAAATCTAGAGGACAAGCGGCAGGGATCTATATAGATCGTAAAGAAATCCTCCATGGACGTATTGACCAAATGGATAAAGAGCAAGTTATGAAAGAAATAGAACGTTTGCAAAAAGA